CTTACGCTTTGCCTTACGTTCTTCAAGCAGCTTATCTCTTGTCTGTATAATCTCATCCCACGTACCTTCGCCGAACTTATTGTCAATACGAATACCAAGGTTGAGGATATCACGGTCGATCTTCTTCTGCTCAAGAACCATAGCAGCAACGGCACCAACACTTAGTTCATCTTCTTCGTCTTCACCTGTCTTCTTACTAAAGAACTTGTGCAGCTTTGACTTAGGCTTGGTTGTCTTCTCTTTCTTCTTAAGTTCTTTTGCAGCCGCGTCACGGTGGTGAAATAGTGCATCCAACCCAGAGCTGATACCTTGTACGTCATTTGCAGTATCGACCGCTGACTTCACAGCATCGACTGCACCTTTGACTAAGGCAAATGCTGCAAGGCTTTCAGCAATCATTGTCAGTCAGGCTCTGTAGGCCAAGTAATATTGTCTACGTCAGACTGACTTGGCACGTCTCTCAGTGCTTGGCGATACGCAGCCCATGCGTCTGACATTGTAACGTCACTACTTGCCATCCAGTCAGATTCAGAAATTAGAGTGTCACGTTGTGCTCTGATGCTTGCCCACTTACCTGCAAGCGTATCAGCAATCTCGGATGCTGTCATCGCACGTTTGGCCTGCGTTGCTGTAACAGCGTCGGCAGTGATTTCTACCACCTCACCGTCAATGACTTCATCAGAGCCGAGTGTTACCGAAACTTCAACAAGTGGGAGCCAGCCAAGTGTTTTCAAATATGCAGTGTCACCTGCTGCCTTGTTTAGTCCTGACACATTGCGCCAGTTTTGTGGGAGTGAACCGCGATAGGTTACACTGCTATTTTCAACGAATGCAAACATTTGCTTTGTCTCCATAATTTATCAAAGGGGTAATACGGGTGAGTTTCACATAGGTGGTAACTTAGTGGCGTGAGTGGTGCGAACAAAGGAACATGGCTTTCCCAGACCTTATTGATTGAATGGTTCTCAGATACCGTAGGCCAGCCCTTTGCCATCCCAGAGAACGCACCCCAGTATTTATTGATGACGCTAGGCGTAGTCATAAACGTGAAACCAGAGTGCTCGCTTGTGCGCCATGCTCTGTTAATACCGCCAACAATCTGTGCGGTTGACCCATCTCGCCCACGACCACCAGAAGCGTATTCTAGATTGTGGTAGTTGGCGGGGCAGTCCACGCCGTTCATGGCAATGTCTTGCTTGCCTGTCATCTTTTGAAAGTATTCAAATGTCTCTAGCATTTCAGATATAGCTTCTGGGTAATGCAGATAATCATCTTCGACTAAATATACAATGTCTGCCGTGCTTTCCGCTGCAAGCTCTGAGACTTTAATCATTGAGGCATTGTTGCCTGTGCCATCTAAATGGATGGTGTCGTCAGGTAGTAGTGCCAGCGTTGCATCACTTGAGTGGTCGTCTACAACAGTCAAACGTGCGCCTGTGCCTTCCATTGAAATCTGCAAGGCGTTAAGGCAACGATGCACAATCTCAATCTTGGGCTGATTAAACTCTCGACCATGTACGTTGCCACGGTCATGAGTTCGGAGGATGATGTCTAGTTTAAGCATACTTCACATCCTGATTGCTGAGAGCTTCGGACACAGCATTAAAAGCGCCCTGCCACCCTTCGTCTTTTGTCTGACGAAATAGCTGCATTGAATTGTAATATGGCGTGTCAACGCCGGGATATGTCCACAGGTAATACGGAACCATTGGGATCACATTCCACACAGGGACACCTAACGCGCCAGCTAAGTGTGCTACACTGGTGCATGACGTAATAACCAACTCACAAGACGATATAGCGTCAGCAGTCTCTAACCATGTACCAAGTGGAACTTCGTCAACCCATCTTGGCCTGACTTCCGTAGCCTCGTCACGTTGGAGACTAATACAGTCATTACCTTGAACAGCATCAAACATGAGATCGGCAGGGAACTTGCGTTGTGTTTGGTGTTCATAGCCACTAAAGCCCTGCCACCGTAAACCAATACGACCGGGTACAGTCTCAACATCACGCGTTGGGATGTATGGCTTGCCATTGATATCGTCATTGACTGCCATGCCTAACTGAATAGGGGCCGACATGGCTGGCAAGAAATAATCGTGATAGACACCAGCAGCAGCTTCGTGCTGAACAACAACGTCAACACCTTCGGCAGTAGATAGCAACTCAGCAAGTGGCGACTGACAGGACACGACAACCGTGCATCCAGCGGCTTTTAGATCACGAGCATATCTGACTTGATGTATCTGGTCGCCAAGCCCACGCTCTAGCCGGAGCAGGACCGTACCACGCTCACCGTTCCATAAAGGCTTCGTCGATTTAAATGGGTCACCCCATACTGTTGTTGTGCGTCCTTTGTCCAAGAGAGCATAACCTTCATCAACAACGCCGTCAGATAACTTAGCCCACCCTGCATTGAAACATATGTCTGGGTTGTCTGGAAAGTTAACAAGGTTCTCGTAGGCCAGTCGCTTGGACTTTTTGAAGTCACCCGCCATTAAGGCGTCGTGCTGAAACTGGATTGGCTTCTTCTCGCGAACAGGCTCAGGCTTGTCGTTCCAGAACTCACCACCGGAATAGAAGTCGAATAACTCCTCGCCCAGAATATCCTTGGACGAATACTCAGCCTTTGCAACAACTGGACGAACCTTGTGTAGATTTTCAATGCCCCAAGCCTCGTCCTTCTCCCCACTTTCCGGCACGTTTTTGGGGTCGTGGTTGAAGTGGGATAAACCTGTGAAGTCGGCAACGCGGTCAAGTTGCTCTTGCGGGTTTGCCACAAGGTCGTCGTATTCGATAAATAGGAAGTTATCAGGTACTGTCTCAAACCCAGCCTTAAGAGAGTAATAATCGTCGAACAGGCGGCTGGCAAGTTGGCTACTCTTGCAGAACGCCTTCATATGTTTTTGCTCAACATTGGCAATCTTAGCAAAGGACGCGAGACATTCAGACACCGGGCGTACAGTCGCGACAATCTTAACGTCACCCTGCACCATCTTCATCGTGTTCATAGTGGTGGGGTTAGACCAGCCCCGGCTCTTGTCGAACACCAGCTTGTCAGTATCGTAACGGTTCGCGGCCATGCTACGAAGCAACCGCACCAAGTCTTTGCAGGAAGCTCTACTAGCTTGCGTTGTCGGGTTTTGCTCCCAAGCCATTACAGCGCCGCCCATCGTGTCGCAGAGGTTGCTGGTGTGGCTGGCAAGTGCGTCAGGCCGCTGGTTGATGAGCGATGCTAGAAGCGTTGATCCTGACCGTGGAATACCTGCCAGAAATATCATGACTTGAGTGCCATACCCGCATTAACAGGCGCACCAACTTCAACCCATGTTGTGTCTGTTCCAACTTGTACTGGCGACGATGCGTGCACTGTTGAAGCGTTTCCCAAAGCCCCGCTATAGTTACCCCCCCAAGACCATAGAGTCCCATCTGTTTTAATAGCCATTCCTTGTTGGGTTATCCCAATAGCTTTCTGAGTAGTTTCCCAATCTGTTAAGGAACCAATCTGTGTTGGCGATGATCTGCTAATGGTATCACCTTGTCCTGTTGCGCCGTTGCCGCCGTTCCCCCAAGACCATAGAGTCCCATCTGTTTTAGTCGCGAGACTGGACCCATTGCCGGAAGCAATAGCAGCCCAATCTGTTAAGGAACCAACTTGCGTCGGAGAGGAACGATTAATTACATTACCCAGCCCTCCGTTACCATACAACTGATAACCCCAAGACCATAGAGTCCCATCTGTTCTAAGCGCCATACCGCACAGTGTGTTCGGAGCAACTACTTCAGACCAATAGTCATCTGTACCTATTTGCAGTGGAGCGGATCGACCGCTTGTTGCGCCATCAGCGTTGTTACCTAAGGCACCGTAATCGTCCCTTCCCCATCCCCATAGAGTACCTGTTGTTTTAATCGCAAACGTATTCGAATCATGCCCGCAAACAACTCTTGCCCAGTCTGTGTCAGTCCCTACTTGTACTGGGGATGATTTATTTATCGTAGTACCATCACCAAGAACGCCGAAGGTGCTCTGCCCCCACATCCAAAGAGTTCCGTCAGTCTTAATAGCTCCACAATGGCCATTTTCTTGTCTGCTCGCAGCAACAAAAGCCCAGTCTTTTAAGGAACCAACTTGAGTTGGTGATGATCGCTTGATTATATCTCCATGCCCTAGCTGTCCTGTTGCATTATTCCCCCAAGACCATAGAGTCCCATCTGTTTTTACGCCTAAGCCCGATGACCTTTCTATAGATATAGTTGCCCAGTCACTTTCAGTCCCTACTTGATTGGGGACTGAGTACGCTAATGTACTTCCTTGTGCTGTTTTACCGTTTGTGCCTTGGCCCCAGCCATACAATTCGTAACCGCCACCACCAGCGCTGCCAGAAGCACCCATCATCCCAAGTTTATTACTAGGCATACGCCGCTCCTGCCAAGTTACCATACCAAGTTGTCCCTGCGTCAGTCGTATTGAACACTAAGATATCAACACCGGCCTCAGTCAAAGTTGGCGCTGTTGCTGCGGGGAAGTCTACCGAAGCAGGCCATGCAACTGTCTGTGATCCACCGTTTGTCAGGTATAGGATAAAGCCACAGTTTTTCCCAGTCGCTGTCGGGTTAGAGAACGTGAACGTGTTCGCGCTAGTGTCAACCGTGGCTGTGATGACGTTTCCGAGACTCAGGTCAATGTCTTGAGTACCGCCGCCCGTTGAACCAATCGCATTGACAATTTCACCGTAGTCTTTCAGGTTAAACTTGCCAAGAAGCGTATCGTTCCCATCCACTAACGAAGCTCGCATTGCAGCAGCAGTCATAGCCCGTGCTGTGTCGGTTCCGGTGATGCCTTCTGCATCAGTTGCTAACTCAACAATACCCGCTAGTGTGGCTGAAGCAGCAGGGGTAAGGGCGGCAATCTGTGCGCCAGTAACCTTTTTAGAAGTCCCTGCCTCGTTGATTTCTAGTTCGTCAGTCGCTGCTAGGGTTGCACCCTTTGCAGTTAGACCTGATATTTTTACATCTGCCATGGTTTTATCCTACTCTCTTCCAAATATTAACATCATAGTAATACACACCTGAAGGCGTCTTCCACACACCGTTGTCGTTGACTGACGTAGCTGGTGTCTGCCATGCTCCACTGTTCTTGACTGACGTTCCTCCGGCATACTCTATCCTAGAGCCTGCACTAGAAATAGTTCCTGAGCTTGTAAATGCAGCTACACCACTTTTACTAACGACACCATTTGCAACTACCGTTAATTCACTTCCGCTGGCGCTTGATACGCGAGTGTTCCCATCCTCAGTAATACGAACATCATCAGCCTCAGTAGTCCTTGTAAAGTCGTTTGCAAACGTAGAAGCACCGAACTTAGAATTACTTCCTTCCGCTGTGAAAGATGACAATGTAGAAGATAATGAGATGGCTGATACAATGCCGGAGACAGCCGCAAATGAAGCTGACCCGGCAGCTGCAAATGTAGCTGCACCGGGCTTGTCAACAACGCCAACAGCCGTAAGTGAAGACGTAGCCGTTAGTGCAGAAGCCCCTGCCCTGACACCTTCCGTGATACGGACATCAAGGTTTTCTGTTACCCTCCTGTCACCACTTTCTAGTAAGCGTTCACCAGCCATTAACTTATCCTAAAGTTAAATCAAGATCGCCAATAGCAAATGTCAGAGTATCGCCATCGTTTACAACTCTGTTGGTAGTTATCGTGCCATGCCAAAGCAAATTGCCTGACGTAGATGCATCAAACAATCCAACATGCGTAATCGTACCCCATGCACCACCTGCCGCAGCAAATGCTTGTGCGTCTGTAGATGTCGTTGTACCACCGGGCGACGTAGCCGCTGCCATAGTGACGGCTGCTCTGGCATAACCGTTGCCGGAAACCTCGGTGCCACCACCACTATCTGATGGAGCGCCTGTGAAAAGACCTAAGTACCAAGCTGTAGGTCTTACAGCTGTGCCTGTAGTCATAAGCCAATTTAGTATAAGTGCTTCTGCGGAATCTGATAAAGCTGACATAATATTCTTTCCCTACGTTGTTGTTTTAAACCAGATGTCCCCATCGGAACCTCCGGTAGGTGA